ATTCTTCTAATTTTTTTGTCATGATAAGTTGCCTTAGTGTATACGGTATTTAGCCTCGGCGTTTTCCTTGATGGAATAAATCGTTTTCTGTAACGACCCTAAATCTTAGGCCTTTTGATTTACACCAAGCTGTTGCGGCTTCCCATTTAGCCATATTTTGTACTACAGCTAATTGTCTGTTTTTGCTTTTGCCAGCACCTTCCATTGTAGATTGGTTACTAGGCTTAATCTCTACGACTTCTGATCGTCTATTCCCATCTTTGTCTTGATACTGAACAAAGAAGTCCGGAACATATGTGCTTTTTTTTCCAGTTAATGGATTTCTATAAGGAATTCTTATGGCTTCACTAGCCCAACTTATTACACCAGGATTGTTATCGCAGAAGGTCATAAAAACCTGTTCCCAACTCGATCTATATATTGGTGTCCTTGCGCCTGCGTATTTGTCTGGATTTTTAACTGTATATCGACCGCGGGCAACTCCCTTGCCTATCATTCAATTACATTCCTCGATACTGACGGATTTGGTGTTCTTGTATTAGCAAAGCCTAACATACTTGTTTTCTTTCTTTCTCCATTAATCAGTGTTATTAGTGTTAATTGAAGATCGTCTATTGTGTCTGATCGTAGTCTATCGACGAGCTCCATTACTTTAATATTCTGGCTGGCACCTATTTCGAACAATGTATCTGTTAACGTATTTGATATCTCATCGTTGCCGTTTGTTTTTCCTAAGAAGAAAGATTTTACCGCTTGGTGCTCACTAGAGTTAATTTCAACACTTTGAACAAAATGCCCGTTAAAGAATTGCCTAGTATCTAATTCATTATCTGGAGTTGATTGACCTATGTTGCTTGAGCTGTATAAATTTTGTGACATTTTAGTTTTCCTGAATATCACCCATATTATAAGATTGGGTGTCGCCAACTGTTTCAGACTTGACTACAACTTTATCCATACGCTTATCAGCGGTATTTTTAGCATCTGGAAACGAATGTTGTTGCTGATTCAATTTTGCTTTTGCTACTTCTTCTCCTACTAATTTAGCATTTGACGGAGAGTATCCATCTCGATAATACTTAGGAGGCCGTTGCCATTCCTCATGTTCGTTAGCCCATGAGCTATTACTAACTTCTTTTAATATACTGCGGTTTTGGATGTTCATTCTATCTTCTTTGAGATTGCCTAGATCTTCCCAAGAACTTTTGTCGTCAAGAACAGGATTACCTATATGGTCAGGTGATGTTGTTTTATCGTAATGTAAATCACCAAATCCTGTAGGTCCTGCAGTTACACCGTCATTGCTAGAAGATGTCATTGTGCCTTGAGCATATTTTACAGTTTCATATTGAATCTGCATTGAATTCTCTAACACATCACTTTGACTGTGGTCATGTGAATCATGCTGGAATTGAGTAAGTATAGGATTAACTAAGGTGTATTCTGAGAACTGTTTTTTTCCATATATACTGTACAATTGAATACTCTTAAAAAATGAATCAGTATTCGGTCGAGCCATGCCCCACTTGCCAGTATCTTTACGTTCAGTATATGTATCACGAGTTACTGTATAACTAGAGGTTGTGCCGTTTTTCTGATCTTCATAGTAGTAATCTAAATAAGCATACCACAACCGTTTTGAAACATCCGACATATCGTCATGGAAACGTAGTTGGACTGGTTGATAATTTATTTTTGTCTGTACAGCTCTCCAGCGATTATACTGGTTCATCATAGTTGTATCAAATGTGTACGTTGGCAATTCCATAGCTTTCACTAACATACTTGATTCTCGTCGTATTTCGTCGCCCCTAGGCATTTTTGCGAGTTTTTTAAGTGCTGTTGGAGAAAAGTTAAACACAACATAAAATAAAAATTTCTGTTTTGGTGCTAACCTAAAATCACCATCAACAAACGTTCTAGCGGCATGTTGGTAATCTAATAAATGTTTTGACATTTAACTCGATCCTCCTAAATTAAAAAATTAATTTGCGCCGTTTTTACCGCTTGTGTGGTTTGATGTTCCGCCTGGAGTAACTGAAGTTTGTACCGCATTATCAAATCTAATTGACAATGTAATACTAGCAGGTTCCGAAGAAGCATAGTTCAAGTCGTTATAATTAACGTTTTCAATATAACAACCTACAACTTCCCATTCTTCTAATGAAGCTAGATTTTGCGAACCGTTACCACCGTCTAGTATTTCTAAACGTGTTCTGAATTTATAATCAACACCAGCATGTGCTGACGCTTGTTCCATAAAATCAAATTGTCTTTGAACCTGTTGCCCAATTAGTTTAGATACTGAGTTATTAACATCATCTCTTATATTAACAGAGATCGGATCCCATGTGTGTTTTCCGATTACGTTAATTTTTGAGTTATAAACATCAATTGGAATTTGCTCAAAGTTAACACTTGGACGTGTTATATCCATAATTTGTTTTGTAAGTTCTACTTTAGAACTTCCTGGTGTTCCAAACATTTCAAAGCTCACTCTAAAGCGATATTTTAATTTCGGCATTAACAAGCCTTGCGACGAAGTGCCGGAAACCCCTGTTCCTGTTGGAACTGTAAACTTACTTAATGACGATATTGCCATAATGTGTACTCCTTTAAATTTCTGTAATATAGAAAATCTTCTATATTATTATTACAATATTATTTATCCTAATAGCTGACCAAAAAAATAGGGCGTTTTACCGCCCTACTTAAATGATTTAATTACTTAATGCTGTTAAATAGATCCTGTGTTCTGGATTCTAACCGGAATGTAAATAAACTCAACTGCCTTAACTGGTTCAATCGCAACATCTATATATAGTTCATTTCTGTCTATCCTAGATGTTGTGTTGTTTGTTTCATCACATACTACCAAGTAGTCATATAAACCACGTTTAGCAACTAAGTCATTCATTAATGACTCTACAACACCCTTAACATCATCTCTAGTTAATTTGTCGTTTGGTTCAAATACATATGGTTTTGTGATTTCGCCTAGTCTTTCTCTAATATACGCTACAAGTCTTGCTACGTTAATTCTATCTAAAGCACTAGCAGAAGCATGTCTTGTTTTGTTACCAAAGTTAAGTATACCAGTTCCCGGAATAAACGTAATTGGATTAATCTTGTTCTCATATAGAGTATCTCTCAACGATTCTCTAATACCAGTAGTTTGGAATTCACCAGTAGCACTATCTATGTGTCCTAACGCTGTAGCATTATCTACGCCACCTCGTCTTGTACCTGCTGGAGCAAACCAAGGATAACTAGCGTCATCTGAACGTAAAACTGTTCTTAATGCCATGTGTGTTGGTGGAACAACAATAGAGTTTCCATCTAAGTCTGTAGTTTTACCCGATGGATAAAACACACCTAAATAAGTATCTGCTGTAACCAAACCATTGTCATTGTTGTCAAGTGCTAGTTTAGTGTTCTTAGCCCAATTTTGTACGTCTGTACTATTTGGTGCTAGTCTCATTGGAGCATCTCCAAGAACAAAACCTGTGTTACGTCTTTCGTTATTAAGAGCAACTAAGTTCTGCATAAGCTCAGGATATCCAGGAGCAACTAATAAGTTAAAGTTACGCTGTTCTTCACGAATCTCATCCGACTTAGAAACTGCTGATTTCATCGATGATACAATAGTGTTACGTTGAGCATGTCTACCTACATAAGGAGAACCATCATTTTGTAATCCAGAAACAGTTACCCAAGCATTTGTTTCTGTAGGGAGTACAGAATCTGGATAATCAGTAGCATTAAAATATGCTTTTTTGTACTCTTTAACGTTGTTCGAACTACGTCTTAAGTTAAATGCTAACATACCTCTTGGATACAAAGTTGCCTTTGGAGCATCAATATCCACATAGTTACTTGTTAACAAAGTTTTAACAGTTGTCATTGACGACGTTGTCACATCATCAGTAGCACTATCATGGAATCTAAAGTCAGCAAACACAATGCCTGCTTCTGTAGTTTGGTCTGTTGTATCAATAGCAACCCATTTATCTACAGATGCAACACTTTGCCATCTTGAGATTTTAAAAGTATCTGGTGCTGAACTATCAACCCATAAATCACCGTGTACTAGTGCTGTTGAATCAGACTGTAAAGTTGGTGCTGTTGCCGAAACAATAGGACCATTTGGTGAAGTATTTGATAAGTTATATCCCCTAGCATCACTTGACACATTTTGATATGCTTTCCAAGTGCTAGTTCCGTCGTGTATCATAATATCTACATCAGAAACTGCGGCATTGAACCAGTTAGTACCTGCAACTGGATCAGCTGTAGGTTGTGTAATACTAGCTGAATAAGTGTAAGCCTGCCAGTTAGATATAATAATATCTGAGGCGTTGCCTGCTCTTGCTGTAGTTAATGCTGAAGTAATACCAATATCTGCTATTGGTGTTCCTGTACCGTCTTTAAGTACAATCTTACCACCTAAATCATGTGTTAATGTAATAGCATTTGTAGTAGTATCTCTTGATACCGTTAAGTTAGTAATATTTTTTGCTGTTAAATCAGTAACAAAAGTTGAAGCAGTAGCACCACTCATTGTAACTGTCACTGCTGATGTTAACGTTGCTGTCTTATCTGACATTTGAATTGTAAATGCATCACTTGCTGTAAGTGTTGGACTTGCTGTACCTGTTACAGTAGTAGCACCCTTAACAAGCCTTTTAAAGAACTTGTAACTACCTCTACTGTTATCTTCAACATCGTATCTAACATATAAAGTATCAGCCGCAATATTTACACCGCCACCTGATGCATCTAAGGCAAAGTTTGCTGATTCATCGTTGTTATACAAATTAGCCGCGTTTGCTTCAAACAATTTAGTAGTAACGTTATAAGTTTTAAGACTAAAACTAGCACCTTTATTAGGTGTAGTTGACTTAATCCAAACAGATCCAGTTGGTCTTGTAACAGTATCTGCTGTTTTCCATTCTGGAATAGTTGTGTGTGCCTGTACATCAAATTTAGGACAATAATAAGTGCCAGCAGTCATGCCAACGTCAGCTAGTATCGTGTGTCCCGATCCATCCGCTATAACTATTGCATGATTTGTAGCAGATGTATTAGCGTAAAGTTCTAATTTATTGTTAACAACTGCCGCTGTAACACCTGTCACTGCCGCTGTATTAATATCAGCCGCTAATGAACTTACTGTAGTGCCCGAAGCTGTAACTGTAGTAGAATTAATTACAACAGTATCACTTGCTGATATTGTTGCTGAACTAACAGATCCTGACAATGTCGGATGTGCTATTTGCCATGCTAGTGTTCCAGTTTGTACCCATGTATTATCTCTATTTTTGTAAAAGAGTTTATTTGATGTTCCGGTGGCCATAATCGCATAAGTTCCTACTGTACCGTAAGAAGTCTTAGGGGTAGCAGGTGAACCCGATACATCATTAGTATCAGTAATTACACTAGGTACTACGTTAGTAAATAATTGTGTAGATTCGTTCCATACATGAACACCGAATAATGTCTTACTAACATCAAACCACTGTGTGCCTGTTGCAGGTGAGCCTGTTGGCCTTCCTGACTTAGTAATCATTTCGCTTAGATTTACGTCTGCTCTTAATACATATGCTCTATTACTAATACCTAGTACACTATAAGCTGACATAAGTCCGTACTCATTAACTTCACTACCGTGAAGTGCTGTACCACTTGTATTTTTGTAAAAGTTTGGTTCGCCGTAAGTTGTTACTAACTCTCGTTGTGAACCAATTAAATATGTTTTATTTGCTGTTGCTTTGGTTGTGCCTGCCGCTGTTGCGGTGCTAGTACCACTAGTTTTGTCTTGGGCTGTTGCGACAACAATAAAAGGGATCGTTCCAGCCGCCGTTGGAGCGTACTGTGATTCGTCTGATATTGTAACGTCTATACCCGGTGATATAAGTGCCATTTTATTTTGTCCTCAGTTAAAAAAGTTTATATTATTATACATTGTATTTAGCGATTTCATTTAAAAACCGCCTAAACTAGACACCTTTATAAAGGGCACCGCCGTATAAATACTAGTATGACTAGGCCAGTATGTATATCATGTAATGCTCCAGCGGCAATTAATTACAACAGAAAAGGAAAAACTTACTATCGTAGGTTTTGTGATAGCTGTATACGACAAAATAAAAAGCCAAATTTGTTCAAAGTACACGGATATCAAAAGCAAAGTACTTGTGATCATTGCGGGCATCAAAGCAGATATCCTGAAAGTTTTTTAATTTATTATTTAGATGGGAATAAAGATAATACTAGGATAACAAACCTTAAAACCGTTTGCCTTAACTGTAAAGTGATTCTTGGTCGGATCGGGTGGAATAAGATTGCTGGTGATCTAACACCTGATCTATAGAGTATTGTAGTGTTTCAACTGTATCATTATTTGTAAGTAACACATCAAAATCCCAGCCTGCCCATCGCCATTCACTACGGTGTACATCTGGATGTGCTCTTGCTACTGGATTATCTTCTGGTGGATTAGTATGTAGGTTATTAAGTTTGCCTGCCATTCCCCAATACTCTGGTTCTTTTTCTCTCCACACTTCCCATGTAAAGCCTTTAAGCCCTTTAACCATTTCAAGTTCATTAAAGAATCTACAGTCAGGTATTACAAAATTTTTATCTGGGTTTTCTAATATCTGTTGTTTAACTAAACTAACCCAAATGCCGTCATAAAATCCACGTCTTAAACATTCAGTTCCGTATAGTTGTAATACAGTTCTAGGTGTTATTTCTTTACCTGTTTCAGTGGACCAATACTCATCAATTTCTTCTCTAAACTCTCTTGATTCAACTGTATCACCTTCAAGCAATGCCCTATCCCAGCCAAACAGAGTTGATACGCCATCCTTTAATCTGTCGGCGAAACTTAATTTTATAAAGTTATGTTTGTCTACTAAGTAGTCAGCAACGGTGCCTTTACCGTTGCCTATTAACCCACATACACCTATAATCATAATGATATCCAAGACTTTGTTAATCGTTTTGAAACAATTAATCTTATTAACCAAAATACACTAGTATAAAATAATGTAC